GCGACTACCTGAATCTGCCATAAATAAAAGTTTTGCTCAAGAGTGGCAGCAGGATCATATTTGAAAGTTATGATCCCCTGTCTGCTTTGAACCGTTGAATTAGGTAAACCCGCACAGTCAATTCTAAGCAGATCGGCATTTGTATCAGGATCTTGAATAGACACATAGTAAGGTCCAGCGCCGGATGATCCGGTGTCATATATTACAAGTTCTGCTATCATTCCCCGCAAACCGGGCTGAAAAAGATATGTGCCAAAAGCAAAATTAGCAGATAATTCAGTAACTCCGGTAGAGTGATTATTCCCATTAAATAAAGTATTCACCATAGGCGAATTATGCAAAACAATTTCACGACTAGGTGAAAAGGGCGCTTGAATGTATCCCTGTGTGAGTGTAACCTGCCCCACAGAAAATATATTAGACCCTACTATTGTACCTACAATACTAAGGGTTTGAAAACCACTGGTAGCTACTCTGATAATACATACTGTAGGTTCTACCGTTGGATAGACATAGCGTGTTACCCCGCCAAAAGTAACAGTACAGGCTCCGCTAGTTACCCATACAGGCACGGCTAATGTATAAACTGTACTCACTGTTCCGGTATCCATAACAATCTGCATACCATCATTCTGTGTTCCCGTAATCTTCATAGCACGACCACGAGCCTGTAAATCAAATTTATTAGCGTGATCAAAAGTAGCAGCACCCGCAATTAACCACATGTCAGGAGGTAGGGGGAAAACCCAACCAAAAAATTCACTGTTAGGAATAATGTTTTGCATGGGATAGGTCATGCTGTGTTGGGGAGTATTCAAGAACTTACGCTCATCCACAAATCTAGCTGTGGTGTAATCTCCTGGTAATATATAAATAGAATACAACGGAACTTCCCATACAACACCTTCCATCTGTCTGCAAGGCGGCGGTTCCGGTACTACGGCAGGCTGTCCACTCAATATAATTAAACTGGACGTATTTGTGGAGTAATTTAATTGTAATACCACTCTATCTATTCTTGAATAATCAGTAGAATTTGTAAAAATAGTTAAACCTTGCGCCCCGGTATTTCTACAAACAAATCCGTTGATAACAGCAGTGCCAGTAGCGATAGTAATAATATTAGATCCGGCATTTCCAGTTGCATCAAAATTATTGCCAGCACCCGGTACGATATACCCGCTTCTGGTAGATAAAGGTCTATCAATTACATCTGTATACCCAGGTATAGAATACGGGGCATAGACAGCATCACCGCGAACAGTACCATCCCAAAACCAGGATTTCTCTGTCATACTATGACTCCAATAATTTCAATAGTAGCATCAAATGTTAAAGCACCGGAAGCAGTCACTACAGCCCTGATAGGGACATTCGCATCGTTATAATTAACGGGTATATAAGACGTTTCAGTGCGTTTAAAATCGTTAGGTAACAGACCAACACGTACCGCTCCCGCGCATGTGATAGCGTATGTACCACCAAAACTAGCGCCTAAAATAAGACTATTAGCGGCGGTAGCGGCTGATCCTGAATCATTGCCTTCCAAGCGTGTAATTACAGCCAGTGTACCCCTGCGAACATTAGTACCAAAACTGGTATTTAAATTAATATTGGTCGTACCTGAACTTTTCGCGGTAGCGGTCCATGAGGCATCTTGCAGGACACGATCCATCATCAGTATTTCGTGTTTTCGTGGGTAGTTATAGGTTGTAAATAAACCCTGTGTAATCAGGATAGGAGATAAACGCAGTACAGCAGCGGCGGCGGTACTTGTAAAAGTAATAGCAATAGCGTCCGTTACATCTGTTGTTGTAATACGTATAATCTCATCCTGAATCGGATCAGTGCTGATACGACTCAGTGTTTTAGTAGTTGTAGCAACTATACCGCTGCTTAAGGTATAAGTTTGTAGATAGATTGTATAAGCACCGCCTGTTAACTGATGATTAAATCGAATAGTATAAGTTTCAACACCTGTTTTAGGAAGTGGAATTATGGTAGTGATTCCAGCGCCAGCACCACAGGTTAAAGCCAAAGCAGTTGATCTATTTGAAAAATTTCTGGTTGTGAACAGGCTGGCATAAGGTGCTATGGTAGTTGGAGCGCCTACTAACTTCCACTTTTCGGGAGGAGTATTGGTAGCCCCTCCACGAGCAAAAGCCATATATTCAAAATTATGCATAAAATTAAGATCATTATTATAGTTGACAGGCTCTAAGCCTATATCAGCAAACATACGTTCATCGTGAATATAGGTAGCATCAACAGCGGTGGTAGCGGCATTATATCCTGCTGGTATATAAATCCATGCCAGGGGTAAATCACCTGCTGTTAACGCTGGTTTAGCAGGCGTAGCGCCTTCTACACCAATAATTTTAGTAACACGATTAGTGCGTAAAACAATACGGTCAATTCTGTTATTACCCGCAGAAGAAGTAATAGCAACGGATACATTGTTATCGTTTGTATAATAAACACCGCTGGATAAAATGGCAGCACCAGATTTAACTAATATAGCTCCCACAGCAGGAGTAGCTGAAATAACTTCAAGGTTGTTTAGATAGGGTACTAAAAAACCCTGAGAGTTATCCAGATAACCCATGCTCTGAAGAAACGTAGTAGCCGCCTGGGATGAAGTGTTAGGCCATGTAGTAAGTGTCATATTCCTATATACCTGTTATAGTATTTAATATTAATAGTTGTTAAATCTCCCGGTGTATCAGATCTATTTAATATATATACCCGTATAACGTTAGTCCCATTAGCCACTATAGGATCGGGATGAAGGCTGAATGTGCCTAAATCCGAACTTTGTATGTTGCCTATAAGATCCTCTCCATACTGCCCGGTAACAGTTTTTGCTCCATAGGATAAATTTATAGTGACCGTTTCTCCGTTATTTACCGGACCTAGATAGCGAATGTATTTACCTGTAGTTTCGTTATATATAGTGACATCTTCCGTAGGACCAATGATTTCAATAGTCGGATATTCATACCAAGATCCAGCATAATTTATTGTAGTACTGCCTGTAAGATTACCCAAAACAAACGGAAACGTAAAAGGAAAAATCAGGGTATGGGTAAACATATCAGGCGGAGTACCCTCACCACCATATCCAGTAATAGTATTGGTGATCTGCGTGGGATCAAACAGAATAGGGTTATGGGCGGTAAAAGTTAACTGCTCATTGATACCCCACTGGTCCCATCGATCATTAGGAGGAGCGGTGAATTTAAGTCCTTCAGTCAGAAAGACTTTCAGATCGCGAACCTTCTTCACACCGTCTACATAAAAGATACGGCGAAGAACACCCTCTACCGGATTATTCGGATCTGTTCTCTGCAAGCCTAACGTATCAACCAAAGTATCTCGGTAGGTCCAGTATTTAGAAGGAGAGCAGGCGTTATGTCGAATAGTCGCGTCCACACGTCTAGGAGAGAGGCGATAACTTAAAACACTCTCTCCATGCTGATAGGGACCGCTCGTACTATTGATTATCTGTTCGGGTAAACCAAATCCTTCCACCGAAACAACAGAACGTTTAGGTGGATTATGCAGATCGTATTTAATACCATCAACGGTAATAAACTGTAATTTATCAATAACTTTAGAGCGCATATTAGGAACGGACATTAGACGTTTACTCCACCACCCAACCGTGTCCAGACATTGTACATCTGGTTATTCGCCTGAACGGGATTATTTACATTTCCAAATATAGTAGGACTATAAGTATTAATATTCGTTGTATTGGTTGTATTACCACCAGGAAGGTTGTTGAACAGACCTCCCATGACGTTGCTCAAGCTATCAAACAAACCAATCAGAGTGTTGGTCGCCACAATCATGCTGTTGACCTGTTGAGCAGTCGGTGTTAGGGCAGAAGCGATCATAGAAAGCGAGTTAACGATACTGCCTACCGAATTGACTAGCTGAGAGGTTAAAGCCATGAAACCAATAATCTCTGTTCTGGCAGGAGCCAATGCCATGATGATATTACTGGCAAAGTTATAGAACATGCCCTGAATGATTGACATAGCAGATTGCAGGACATAGGTTTCTCTTAGACCCTGTACTAAACCAGCTACCACATTTTTACCAACACGATAGAACACTTTAGAGGGTGAGTGGGTTTCCAGAGTGGTGTTAGCACGATCAATTAGGGCACCGTTAATAAGATAATCTGTAGCATCTCCTACAGATGTTTGACTGTCTGTCATACCAGTAGATAAACCATTACCAATATTAGCGCCAATCCGCTGACCAGCGGCGTTAGCATTATCTTCAATAGCAGTAGTATCTACATTAACTTTGGCTAATTCCTCGTTCATGTAATCTTCTACTGTTCTGTTCAACCCGCCTCTGTTAACCAGTTGGTTATCAATAGCATCACCTAGACCAGTAGCTTCAAATAATAAATCAGCACCGGGTATGCCTAAAGCAATCGCATCGGTAGCTTGTGCTAAAAGTCCTGCTGCTAGTTCCTGCCACAGATAACGACCTATACCGCGCATACGGGGAATGGCATTAGTCTTAAACCAGTCAACTACAAGATCAAAAGCATCACTGAGATAGCTTCGTAGTCCGGCAAACTCATCTCCACCTTCCCACAGGAAAGTACCTATATCACTTATAGCGCCTAAAGCGATATGGAAGGCATCTCGTAATCTGTTTTTGACATCATCACTTTGAAGATAATCGGTTATATCTCCAATCAGTTTCCCTAACTTAGATACCAAACCTTCCTTAGCAGGGATAACCTGATTGCCTACAACATCTTCTCTATTAAACTGATCTGGATTCGTCGCAAACGGGGAACGAACATCGTTCATGTAATCCAGTGGAGCAGTACCCGCATACGCACCCGATTTAAATTCAAAACGATAGCCTATGACTGCCTGCTGTACGATTTCGTCAGTACCGAATAGAGCAGCGTCCAGAGCATCAGCGATTACACTAAACAGGCTCTTAGCACCCGCCCATATCGCGGGAATACCATCACTGAGTATCCATGCTCCGAAAGCAGAGAGGAAGTCACTGAGTTTAGGTTGTACACTGTCCCATAGGACAGCAGCGGCATCAACAAACCCATTAAAGACATCGGCTAGGAGCGGTCCTAGCTCCTCAAAAACACCCTTAACGCCGCCTTCTTTGTAAGCAGTAACGATAGTGGTAAAAGCATCAGCGATCACACTAGTGATGGATACGAGGAAGGTGAAACCTTGAATGGCAAGGGTAACTAAACCCCCAATGACTTCACCGACAGTCCTACCGATACGCATAGCGCCAGTTTCAGCACCGGGGGCAAGGGTATCATAGAAACTTTGAACGCCTTCAGTTGCTTGTTCAGTACCACCAAAGATAGCATCAAACAGACCACCAACAGATTTAATTGCTACTCTGACTTGACTGACAAAGACAGTGAATGCGCCTATAATATCGTCAAAGGAATTTACCCAACCAGAAGATAACCCCTCAAGGAACTTGGCAAACCCGCCTGCAAAGGACGATAGTCTGTCACTGGTGGATTTTGTGCTGGTTCCAAGTCTGTCAGAAGCGGTAGCAATCGCGATCATACGAGACACTAACATCTTAGTGTCTTTAACGATCTTGATTACCCAATAGGAGGCTGTACCCATTGCATAAGCAAAACGTTTGGCGGCATCTTCTGAGGCTCCTAGTGTAAGAGCAATCCCGTAAATGCCCCCACGCCTGCCCGATCCGGTAGATCCTCCACTAAAGAACAGTAGGATAGACTTTTCAAGTCCTAAGTTTTTGACATCTTCTCCGAATTGCTTAAATCCTATTTTCAACTCATCAAAAAGAGCATCACGGTTTTTGATTACCGCGCTGATAATCTTGGGGGCAAAAAGCAGAGCAAACAGCCCACCAATAACAACTGCTAGTTTAGTCACAATACCCGGCAAACCTGTAAACAGGAACTTTCCGAATACGGGAATGAGAGATAAAAGTTTTCCGCCTAGTTTTCCAACTAAACCTATTGCTTCTCCAAAGACAGAAGCAAACGCTTTTCCGAACATGCCAAGTGCAGACGATACAAGTTTAATCGGTCCTATAAGAACAGTCTTTAATGCACCAAACACCAAAGACAGCGGTCCCATAAAGACAGAGGAGAAAAACTTACCAATGCTGGTAAAAGTGGTCACTACGCCATAATAAAGGTCAAAGAATCTGGTTTTTATAAAACTAATAGCATTGGTAAAAGTATTAACCAGACCCGATTTAAGTCCCTTAAAAGCATTTAGTATTCCAAATTTAGCACTAGACGCGGCTAATTGGATAGAGTCAAATAAACCCTTTCCTATATTAGATATTGGTTTTAGAACATTCTTAAAACTAGTAGTCAGTAGAGATCCCCAACTAGCAGCCACGCCCTTTATTGCAGATAAAATACCCCCGCCCTTTTTAAGGGAATTGAAAAATTTATTGAATATACCTTTTCTGGTTTTTGTGTTACTTAGTTTTCCAAACAACCCGCCAAGAGAACCAAAGGCTTTTGTAAATGGGGTAAAGGGTAAACTAATTACACCCATGATAGCTTTACCAAGCCTATCAAAGCCTATAATATTGTTTCCCACTAACTGTAGTAGTGTTCCGCCTATCAGGAGCAGAGGACCAACGGCAGAGACGAGCAAACCTACTCGAATGATGGTCTTTTGTAAAGCAGGATCAAGGGCTTTGAAACCGTCTACGAGTAATCCAACTCCCTTTATCATTTTAGCCATATCGTCTTTGACAAGATCAAAGATTGTGATACCAAGATCCGTTAGCGCATTCTTGGCTAATTGGATCATAGATTTCATGGTTTTAAAGCGTTTGGCAGCCTCTTCTTCAAGAGCAATCTGCTCAATCCACGCCGTATTTGCCGTGTTAACACTTGTAGTCACTAGATCCATATTTGGGCCTAGTCTTAGAATGACGTCTTTGAGACGAATAGTATTTAATTCCATCTCATTCAGGACGTCATTAGTGAGTGTACCCGCTTCCTGCATGTTGGAAATGCCCTGAACGACAAGTTTAAATGCCTGCGTAGGATCACTGCGAATCATAGAAGCTAAAGCTTCAGTAGTCATTCCGGTAGCACGAGCGAACAATTGAAGTTGTCCCTGTGCTTCACTCATGTCTTTATTGAGTCCAGCCATTGAACGGATGCGAACTCCGTTAATGACATCTCCTAAAGACATAGTTCCATTGGCAACAGCTCTTAAGTCGGCTTCAAGACCGCTTAAATCAAGGTCTGAAAAATCAGCCTTTAGCTGGTCAACTCCCACACCAGATGAAATAGCTTGCTGTAAACTACCGATAGAACTTTCCATAGAAGCGGATCTTTGAGAAAATACTGCGGCAGATTGATTGAAGTTATTAACGGCGAAGGATAGAGTAGTGAGGATCTTACTGACAGCACTACCGCCCATTTCAGCTTTAACACCAGCGGCGGCAAGAGCAGCGGATAGACCTAAAATCTGAGGCATAGTCATACCAGCGGCACGACCAGCACCCGAAATTCTGTAGGCTAGATTAGTTATTTCTGATTCAGTAGCGGCGGAAGTATTACCAAGAGCTACGATAGCATTACCGAACTCTTTAGCGAACTTACCCATATCATCAGTTGCCACGCCCATGATGTTACCCATACGAGCGATAGCAAAGGCGGCTTGTTCAGCGCTAAGATCCGTAGCAACACCTAACTTGGCTACTATCTCAGTAAATTCAACAATGTTCTCTCTACCGCGAACACCTAATTGACCTGCAACTTGACCAATTCCGGCTAATTCAGAGGCAGTAATAGGTATTTCTCTGGATAGGTTTCTAAAGTCGTCACGTAATTCTTCACCTAACGTAGTTAAATCGCCTATACTGCCTTCGGCAAAGACAGCGGCTTTTTGGGCATCAGTCAAACCTTTGGCTGTACCGTACATTTGTTTGGCAACATCAGCAAATCCTACAGCTACCCCATCTACCGTCTTACTAACACCTGCAAAGGCATCTTCAAATTGAATACCTGCATTTGTTAAAGCGCCCAAAGCACCGACGATAGGCGTGGTAATCGTATACGTCATTGTTCTACCGAGAGACGAAACAGCATCTCCGGTACGAACAATACTCCTGCCAAACTGCTCTACGGCTGAAGTATGACTGGCAATACCCGCGCCAAAACGCGACAAATCATCCCGTACATTGCCTAAAATACGGGATGCTTGCGCGGCTCCTAGTACAACTACTCTAATTCCAACATCAGTCTGTGACATTATTTATGCTTCTTTTTCATCTCACGCGCTTGAGCATCTTCAACGTGGTTTTTAATTAAGTTATTTAGAATGTAGTGGGCAATATGTAATGCACGTTCCCATTCAGAGAGGGCTTGCCAAGAGGTTTCAAACTGATAATTTGCTGCACTACAGGCGTTACGTTCATAGACTTCTGGAATTAGACCAGGGATAGAGATAGTTTCTATCCCTGTCTGTAATGTAGTAGAAAGTCTGACTTCCTGAATATTATTCCCGAACCTCTTCACCTGGAAAGGTTTTTAAGGCATCGTTAACCACTGTTTCCCGTGTACCAATGGTCGGAAGCACAGCATCAGCGATAGCCTTAATATCATCCTCTTCAGGAGCAGCCACAAACTTTACCCACTTCAAATAACGCAGTTTTCGATCTTTAGGAACGCTAACGCCTAAACCCTCAAAGGTTTCAGACCACTCAGGATCGTAAGGACTGGTTACATCCTTAGCGAGTGAGTGAATCTTAGTTCCTAAACAGATACCCGCGTCCAGTAGTGCTAAACCGACTTCCAATTCATACTTCTGTTTGGCATCGATGTAATCAGGATCGCTAGGGTTTTCTTCTTCTCTCATCTTATCTGGATTGATGAATGTAGGAACTTTAGGCTCCTTAAAATTCTTCAGAATTTCCAACAAGATCGTGCGCGGGAAGGGAATACGTTCAAGTACAACACCTGTTGACAAGGGAATCAGGTTATCATCCTGACTCCCTTTCTCAACATCGTTCACTGCATTAGCAAGTTTAGTATCGTAATTTTCCTGATGATCCATTTAAATATCCTTCTATTTACTACCCTTAATAATAATACCGTCACCAGCATTGTCAGCCAAACCACCAGCATACACAACATTGGCTTCACGGTAACACACGTCCATTGAATTGATCTGATCGTTTGCCGGAATAGAACCTGCATTTTCGGGCAGGATGTACCAGCTATACCCACCGTCAATAGTACGCAGGATCTTACCAGCCGGAGTCGCGGTCTTATGCGCCAGATAACCCACGCTATCCGTAGCAAAGACAATAACAGTTACCGAACCAGTCTCATCACCGGGGAAACGAATCTGAGTCCAGGTTGTTCCACCATCCGGCGTATAATACAGTTTACCGTTAGCAGTACCCACCAACCAGCGAGTTTCCGCCAGCATAAAGACAGCCGTAAGATTAACACCAACAGCCGGACCAGTGACAGCACCCCACACACTTCCATCCGAGGTATACACGACAGCATTAGAAGCGCCCACAGCAACTACATTTTCAGCATCAAAAGCATGGATGTCTGCAATGTCCTGAACGGTAGAAGCACCTGCATCCTGTACAACAACACCCGCAGGAATGTTCTCAGAGAAATAAATATACCCTCCAAGACCGCCCATCCAGGTATCAGCCGCGCTCACCGATGTAATACAGGTTGGGCCTTTACCTGCCACAAAACCAGTGAGAACCTGTACCCAGGTTTCACTACCATTCTGAATATCTGTCAGATCCGCATAATGAATTGCTTCATCAGTAGCAGAAACAACGACAAGGTTCGTACCAACTGCCACCGCATCATTCGGATCATCACCCAACGGCAGAGTATCGATCCAAGTGTCGCCCCAAGTCACACCACCATCAGGAGTATAAACAATTTCTGCCTTAAGGCCAGGAGAACCAGCGGCGGGAGCAGAAACAGCATAAACTTTCTGGCAACCATCAGAAGGCGTACCGCAGTCACCACAGGAGGGATTATCGCCTACAACAATCGCGATAATTTCCTGTCCAACTTCAGTCTGCGCACGTTCCACCAAACGGATCGGAATGACTTCATAGAAAATCTCACCAGAAACATCAACCGTTTCCGTGATCTTGGCATCATCACCCTGATCCAGAACGCCTAGATCACCCGTGCTGTAATTCGTCGGGTAGGCATTCTCAAAGATGATAATCTTTTCCCAACCTTCATCGAAGAGGGTAGGCTGCTTACACTTGCCAAAATGGATCTGCACGTCAAACGGACAGTTGATTTTAACAAGCTCGTGCATGTAGCTGATCGTACTAAGGTACTGCGTTTCAATGCTTGTGGTAGCGCGATCTTCAGCACCACGAATAACACCAATTTCTTCAAACTTCCCATACTGTACGCTTGAAGGCACACGAATAGGGGTAACATCACCAAGTCCCTGCTCTACACTACCCGCACGGCTCACGCCCTGATATTCGGGTTTCTGCGTAGGACGAGCGCGGTACTTAATAATCCAAACTCTCGACAGAGAGGCAGTATATCCACTCATATCTACTATTACTCCTCAAAAAACTCTTTTTGATAAATAGCCTTAATTGCCCGAACAACTTCTTTGGTAGGAGCAGTAGGCAACGTGTTCTTTACAAGGTTGTGGAGTTTAGACACACTTCCCCGAATAAGTTCGGCATTCACAAGACTAGCTTCCACCAGACGATTTTGAAGAACCTTGATCTGCTCTTCTGGTAGATGTAATCCTGATAGGTCGGGCGGTCCTACACGAATACCAGAACGATAATCTTTAGGTTGTGTACTATCATTGACTCTCACAAGCCAAGAAAAACCCTTAGTATCTGTATAAACAACTTCTTTCATCACTCT